ACGAAATGGTGAACGGTATCGCTGAGTCTGAAGATATCACCGCTCTGTATGGCAGTGGTACTGAGTATGCACCTAAAGGCATTACTGCAGCCTGCGCTAATCAGAAAATTGCTGTAGACAACGTGCTGACTGATGAAACCATCTACGAGATGGTGGGCAAGCTGCTGAGCGCTAAGCTGAACAATCCTGCTCTCGCATGGCGTATTCCAGGCGTATTGTGGGCAAAGCTGTATGGTATGCAGACCGCCAACGGCAGCTATATTTTCCGTGACGAAATGAAGGACGGTAAGCTTTGCGGTTATCCGTTTGTGATTGATAACAATATCAAAGTGGGCGATGATGTCAACGGCAAAACTCAGATTTTCTTTGGTGACTGGAAGAATTTCATGATTGGCGTAGAATCTGCCCTTGAAATCGCAATTTCCAGCGACGCATCCTTTACTGACGGTGAAAAATCTGTTTCCGCCTTTGAAAATGACTTAACTTTGATGCGTGCGATTGTACGCGAGGATTTCGGCGTGCGCTATAATGAGGCCTTCGTTTGGGCTGATGGTGTATTCAGCAAGGGCACCAAAGAGTAATCATGAAGCTGGAATATACAGACCAGGCCAGCAGGCAGGACGTGCTGTCTGTTGATGATGTCAAGGCTTATCTTCGCATCGAAGGCGACGAAGAAAATGCTGTACTGGCATCACTGATAGCAGCCGCTCAAAGCTATTGTGAGGATTACCAGCATAGAACTTATGGCTTGCTTACTCTTCGCCTGACTGCTCCGACTGCTGACGCTCAGACAGATATAGAACTGCCGCGCTCAAAAAGCTTGAACGAGGTAGTAAATGTGACTGTCAGGTGGCCATCCGGTAAAGAGCAGGTGATTGATAATTATACACTCAGATATGGCGAAATCAATACGCGCTTGCGTGTTGAGGAGATGCTGCCTGCCGACGCAGATCTGGTTATTGATTACCGCGTTAAAGGTGAATGCGACGAAAGCACGTTGCTGGCCATGAAGCTGCTAGTTGCCAGCTGGTATGAAAACCGGCTGGCGGCAGATGACAGAAACCGCAAGGAAGCACCCTTTGCCGTAACTGCTCTGCTTAATCCTGGGAGGGTGCTACTATGAATCCAGGCAAGCTAAACAAAAGGATAACACTGCTGCGTTGCGAACCTGCAGAACGCGACGAAATGGGCGGCCTGCGTGAGAGTGACTACGAGGCTGTAGGAAGCTTTTGGGCTATGCAGCGTGATAAGACTTCTACACATAAGCAGGTTATAGGTGATTATGTTACGGTCAATACCTGCTATTTTGTCCTGCGTGACATTACCGGCAGCTATCCGCTTACTACGGACTGGCGCGTGCTCTACGATGGTTATACGTATGTAATCAACTCTATAACCAGGCTGACGGACAGCGTGCCGTTCTATCTGGAGATAGAAGCAACGCGCTTAGGAGGAATAGGCTGATGATTTTTAAAGCTCCTCTAATCGCTTTCCAGAGCGAACTTTACGCAATGCTTAGCAATGCGGATGAAATGACCTTTAGCGTATACGACAGCTCTATGACGATTGGTGAAATACTGAACTCACTAAAAAATCAGGAGGTTGTCAACTATGGCGTCATTGCTGACGTGTCCTGCACGCCGTCCAGTGCTAAGGCTGACAGTGTCATGTGGCGCGTAAATGTACGCATAGAGCTATTTTCCACCTATCGCGGCCGTAAGCAGGTTGCTGACATGATTAACGTGATTGGCAGCGTGGCAACGCAGTACACGGATGTATTTGACGCTAACCTTGCCGCCAAAGGCTATAGGCTTATAAAAATGGAGGCGGGGGAAAGCGTCATCGGCGGCGCTATAGAAGCCAACGGCATTGTTTGGCAGAATGGTTATATAAACTTAAATTATCAATTATATCAACTTGATACGTGAAAGTGAGGATTAGAAATGTCTTATACTGCTGAAAAATACCCTGCACATGATGGCTCTACGGCCATCGCAGGCAAGAAATTTTTGCTGTATGTGGCTTACGACAGTAAATGGAATTTAATCGGCGGTCTGCGCGATACTACGCTGGAAATTTCCGCTGACAGCATTGATGCGTCCAGCAAGGATAATGGCGGCTGGGGAGAATCATTACCTGGACAGCGTGCCTGGACTGCAAGCCCGTCTATTGTCGTCAAGTCGAGCAACGAGGGTAACGACATCATTGAAGCCTGGGTGCTGGACGAAGAGCTGCAGAGCCAGAAGCCTGCGCTGCGCTTTGCCTTCGTGAACACTGCTGACAAAAGCTATTATGATGGTTGGGGTGTTGTTACGTCCTACAGCATCGAAGCTTCCTATGATGATGTTATGACAAAATCTATGGAAATTAATGGCGTTGGCCCTGTTGTGAAGAAAACTGCGTTTGATTCAGCAACTATCGCTAGCGAATAAAAAAAAGAAGGGCAGACCGCGCAAGCGGCTGCCCTTAATTGATATCTGGAGGCAAGAAAGTGAATACTATCGACAGAACTGTTGAATTAAAGCTGCCCAATAATCCGGGACATGTGCTGTACTATACTGTGAAGAGCATTGTTGGATGCGAAAAGGAATTAACTAATCATAATCTTATTCTTACAGTCGCCAGTCTTGCAGCATCGCCGCTATCCATCAGTGATGCTTATGTGCTTTTGAAGTGGGGACTGCGTGGAGAAAAGGCGTACAGCGACGATGATGTGGACGCGGTTTTCATGGCCTGCGTCGAGGAAATGGGCGTCGTCGCGCTCCAAACAAATATTATTTTGGCGTTGGAGAAGTCTGGTCTTATTGGTAAGGCAAAAAACAAAAAAGCACTGCCGCAGGCAAAGAAGTAACCTACGGCAGTGCTGCTGAATTTATCAATGATATCCTGCCATTATGCTATGGCAGGCTGGGGCTGACGACGCAGCAGATTGAAGAATGCTGCATCTGTGAGCTTATTGCCATGATGGAGGGGTGGCAGCAACGTCATGATGATCTGGAAGATTTACTGATAGAATGCTGCGCAATGCCAGTATATCAGATGCATATGGGCGAGAAGGCACCACGTTTTCAGGATTTGGTGAAACGGCGCAAGAAATGCGATGATTTTGCTGATATGACTTACGAAGAGTTATTAGCGTTTGCCAGCGAATAAAAAAAATAACCCGCTCGGGCTGAGCGGGAAAGAGAATTATTGATTTTGTTCAATAGCTTTACGTGTTTTTCTTAATTCTTCTAAACGTGTTTCTTCACGTACATCTTCGGCAAGTTGGTCATAATATGCTTGTTTATTGGATTCGTTAAAGAAATCTTTAATCATGCGGTATAACATGTATATGGTTAACAGCGGGAAAACAGCAAAAGTTAAAATCATCAGAACCCAGTTGAAATACCATTTTTTTATTCCGAAAAGATACATAACTATCACCATCCTTATTTATATTATATCATCCGGAGGCGTTTATGGCTAGGAAAAGAAGTAAAGCTAATATTAGTCTGAATAAGATGCAGGATTTTGTTTACGCTTTTCAGCGTGCACCAGATAAAGTGCGTGAAGGTTTGCGCAGCGCTATGGATAGATGGGCAACTTCCACGCAGGGAGATTATGATAGCGCTACCGGTTATGGCAGTGGTTTTGCTAACATTAAAGGCAGCAGCTTTAAGAAGGTTGAAGATACGAAAAAAGGCAAAGGTTTGTATGTCACTGTTGGTCATGAAGCTTATATTGCCCGATTTTTAGAGGTTGGCACTAAAGCACATGATATCCCGCATAAGCGTGGCGGCAAAGCCTGGGTGGTTCGTGTGAGTGGCGTTAAGGGTAGTAAAGCACTGTCAAAAGTTTGGGACAGGCGCAGAAAAGAAATACCTGAAGCTATAGAAAAAGTAATCAGTGATGCAATAAAAGGGGGTGAATAGCTTGGCAGGAGCAACAAATTTATCCGTAACTTTAAATATTGATGATGTTGTGGATAACCTTGATAAAACAGCGGCGAAATTTGAGGATTTTGCTAAATGGGCCGGCGAATCTATGGGCAAAGTCGATAAAGCTGCCTCCGGTATGAGTGAAACGCAAAAGCGTGCTTATGAAGTGATGAAGAAAAGCACTAACAGCCATATTCAGGCTATGCAGGAGCTTAGCAAGGAATATGAAGCCTTGCGCACCAAACAAAAAAATGGCATTGCCTTAACACAACAGGAATGTGCACAGCTACAGGTTTTAACAAAGCAGTTTAAAGAGCATCAGGGCGCTATTACCAGAAATGCTACTGATTTGTCCAAATTGGCCAGGTCTTATGATGGCGTTGACGATAAGTTGACAAGTGTAAGCGGGCTTACACAAATAGCTATTGCGGGAATTGGTGGTATGGTGGCTGCAGTACTACCAAAAGTTGGTGAAGTTGTTGGCGAAGTAATTGGCGGTATTGCAAGATTGGGCACACAGACGCAGCAGACTGTGGCACAGTTCGGCGCGATGGCCAACAATCTTACCAGCGCTGCGGCGACCTATCAGGCTTTCAATGATGTGGCGCGCAACACCAACTATGATTTCGACGTAGTGTACAACATGGGCAAACAGCTTATCAATATGGGTTACAGCGCAAAAAATGCAGCGGATTTGATTCAGCAGTGCGCTGACACTGCTGCCGGATTAGGCAAAGATGTAAGTGGCGCTCAGCAGCTTGTAACTACCATTTCACGCATTCAGGCGGCAGGAAAGCTTACAAGCAGACAGCTTATTGAATTGCAAATGGCCGGCATCAATCTTGATGACATGTTTGAACCTATCGGCATGAGCGGTGAAGAAGCTATGCAGAAGCTTACAGACGGCACCATGGACAGCCAGCAGGCTATGGATGCACTGACACAGTATATGCATAAGTTTGATGGCTCTATGAATAACTCCAAACAGAACATCACTGATGCGTGGGGCGATGTTACCGGAAACCTTGCTACGGCCTGTGGCGAAATTGGTCAAAGCATTGCTGACGCTTTTAGCCAAAGCGAAATAGTGCAGGATTTGATAGACTTTACGCAAAGCTTAGTTGACCTGGTACGAGGTGAAGGCTGTGGAGCTTTTAGTGATTTTGGTGCCGTCGCACAATTTATCCTCGATCTGATTGCCGACGCCTTGCAATTTACCTGGTCTGTTATCAAGCTAGGTATCATCTGGATAAACGAGCTTTATTCTGCTTTCAAAGAAATGTGCCGTAAGGTTTATAACTACCTTAGCTGGCTGCTGGATCCGTTGGCAGAGATTTTTACTATTGTAGGAAAAATCATGAAAAAGATTGGCCAGGAAATCAAAGGTGGAATAGACGAATCCTTTAAACAGACATTCAAGCCAAAGGTTATTATAGAGGATACCGGAAATCATTTTAGGGAACCTGTAAATGTTTCCAAATCCAAAGGAAGCAAAGGTGGTAGCGCTGGAAAGAGTGCTGCTACGCCAAAACTTACGGAAGAGGAACGTGCTGTTGAGGCGCTTATCAAAAAGTATGCAGATGCCAGCAAGCAGGCTCAGACTCGCGGCAAACTTGCCTTACAAACCGCTGCACTTAATGCTTCCATGCTCATCGGCGAGGCGAAAGCACAGGCTGAATTAAATAATAAGCTGGAAGGCTTCAAACAAAACCATGATGCAGTAATTGAAGGCTATCAGAAAGAGCTTACACTGGCTGAAAAGATTGGCAATGAAAGTACACGTGCTGGCGTTATTGCGGAAATTAAAGCACAAATTGATGCACAGGATAAGTTGTATGCTGCTCAGGTTGAGGCAGCTAACTTCAGCAAAAATTATAATGAGCTGCAAAAGCAAAGCAAGGATCTTGTTACTGCAGCTTTTGGCGATCCGAGCCGTGTAGACCAGAAGCTGAAGGATTACAAGGAAAAGCTTGAAAATTTCATGCAGGAAGTTGACGCTATTGAAGCTAATCAGAAGGACAGCCTTACTAGTGGGAATATTGGCCAGAGCTTGTCAGATGAGAGCATGAGCTTCCTGGGCAAAATGCTTAAAATGACACCCGAGGAGCTGGCAGCGGATTTTGAAGCTAAAAAAGAGCAGTTCGCCAACTTTGCAGCCTATATTCAGGACGCTATGGCGCAAGCCACAGCTGCTGAATCACAAAATCTGTCTGTTGGTCAGCAATGGGCCGATAAGCAGAAAGAATGGCAGACAGAGCTTGGCAACTCTATGGGCAATGCGGTCAGTGAATGGCTTATGGGCAGCAAAACGATAGGGCAGGCTATGAAGGATATGGTGAAAGAATTAATCAGCAATGCTATCAAGCTCTTATCACAATGGACGATGATGTGGGGCGTATTTATGGCGTTCGGCAGCTCTCCTAAAGCTGCAGCTGAGAGCGCAAACAAGGCCGTTTTTGGTGTATCCAAATTTGCTTCAGGCGGCTTTGTCAGCGGGCCCGGAACTGCTACTAGCGACAGCATACCTGCACTGCTTAGCAACGGCGAATACGTGCTGAACGCAGCTGCTGTGCGCAGGTTAGGTGTAGCGCGACTGAATGGCTTGAACAGTGGCAGAGGTTACGCTGATGGCGGTCTTGTTACTACTAGTTACATCGCGGCAAACCATGATGCTGAATCGGTCCAAACCAGTGAAGCTGCCGGCGTGCGCGGCAATAGCATAAATCTCAATATTTCTGCAATGGATGCTGCCAGCTTCGGCGATTTCCTTAATCGTGGCGGATTGGACGTTGTGAAACAAGCTCTTTTTGACAGCAATCGTAACTTCGCAAGTGAGGCAGGTGTGTGGTAATGCGTAAGTTCCCAGAATTAAGAAAATTTAGCTGGAACAGCACCTTTGAAGAAAAATGGAATACCACTGTACAGAAATCTGCCTCCGGCCGTGTGCGTACATTGACCAATCAGCTTTACCCGGCATGGACTATCAAAGCAAGCTATCCTGCGTTGACGGATGCGCAGGCAGATGAACTGTTAGGGTTTGTTGCTTTAATAAAAGGCTCCTTCGAGGCCTTCCTCTGGCTTGATCCGGAGCATAATACGGAAAAAGGTGCACCGTTGGCGCAGGTGAGCAGCAGCAAATATCAGTGCG